TTCACATCAATCATGGTAAACGTCCAGGGTGTCTATGGAGTGTTCGCGCCCCACCACGCCAAAGCGGCCCGTGACCTCGATGTCACGCATCACCGGCGGGTAAACGTCGATTTCGTCGCCTTCGTAAAGGGCGACACTGATGTTCAGATTGCCTTGGGTTTCGAGGCTGATCGCCAGCCCGGTCAGGTGCCGGGTCACGGGCTTGGCATCGTCGATCAGGCGCTCCAGCTCCTGATACATTTCTTCGGTGATCCCGGTATCCAGCACGCCGACCTTCAGCGCGAAGGTGCCCGGCACGCCCTTGGGCACCGTCTTGAACCACTCGACGATTTCGATCAGGTAGCCCAAGGGTTCGACCACCCGGCGCAAAGCGCCGATGGTCCCCTTGTGGGCATGGATGTAGAACGAGGCCTTAATCGCGGCGCGCTTGGTCGCTTCAGGCCACCGGTAATCCCAGCGATCGACTGACCACGCCCATGCCAGATGGGGCAGCAGATGCACCGGACAGGTATCGGCGTTGTAGAGCGTGCGCAGCGGGACAATCGTGCGCTCGTAAAACGTCGCCTCCAGGGCGCGCTCCAGTTGCGTGCTATTGCTGGGTAGCAGACTCCTCATGTCGCCCCCGCCATCGTCACGCTATAGTCGAAGCACCAGGCCGCCTGCGCCTTGGTCGGGGCCAGGTCGACCCAGCCGGGCAACTCGACCCGGGAAACGCCGGCAACGTGCAACTGAGCGTCAATCGCCGAACGCGCCACCTCAACTCCCAGCCGCTTGCGGGGATTGATCCAGGCCGCCAGTCGCTTGATGGCCTCGGCCAAACTGGCATCCCCTTCAGGGCCGGCGCTGCTCATGTGCAAAATGGCGTCGATGCGGTAGCGGATAATCTCCGCACTCTGCACCGTCACCCAGTCCGTCAGCGGCCGCACATCTTCATCATTCAGCGCCGTGTCCACGACGGCCAACAGCTCAGGGCCGGCCTCGCCTTCCCCTTCCGAACTCAGCACCGTTACCGTCACGCAGCACGGCGCCGGGCTTTCCGCCGTGGCATCCGCCACCAGCCCCGACGCATTACGCGAATGCAGGATGTAGCTGTTACGCGGGCCGGCCGTGGTCAGCCCCTCAAACGCCAACTGGATGCGCTCGCGAAACGGATCGTCCTTTTCCTTGATCTCCGGTACCGGCGGCACCGCCGTCAGATCCTCGGCCTGGATCACCAGGCGCTTCAGATTGTAATTAGCCCCCAACTGGTCGAGGTCGCTGCCAATCGCATGGGCCAGTAACAGCGCCTTGGCGCCGTCGTTGACCCGGGCGCGGTTCCCAACCTTGATGTAAGCCCCGACCTCGATCACTTTGGTGACCGGGTCACTTTCCAGCGTCGCGGTCCAGTTGCTCCCCATGTAGCCGCGAAAGACGCCCAGCCCTTCCTCATAGGTCGCCTCAAAGTCCAGAGGCTCCAGCACATCCGGCGCCGGCAGGGCCGAAAGATCCAGCAGACTCATACGCTGACCTCCACAAGAAAGCTGTCACCGAGGTAGTCGCCGGCAATGCTCAGATTGATTTGCCCGCCTAGCACCGACAGCACACGCACGCGCTCCAGTTTCAGCCGCGGCTCCCAGCGTTCCAGGGCACGGATGGCCTCCGCTTGCACGGAGCTTTTCCAACCCTCATTGACGGGCAAGTCCACGTAGGAGCGGACCTTGCTGCCGTACTCTGGCCGGTGCCGGCGGCTGCCCAGTGAGGTGCCCAGGACGTCGCCCATGGACTGGCGCAGATGCTCGATGCCGGAAATGGGCTGGCCGGTGTGGCGATCCATTCCGATCATCTACATCACTCCTTCGACGGCTCAAGCTCGGGATGGGCCTTCAGGTACGCGACGGCCTGCTCATCAGAAACGGACACCTCGACACGCCCCTTGGCCACCGACAGCGTGCGATCACTGTCAGGGATGATCAGGGTGCGCGACGTATAAACCTTGTCGCGAAAGGTCAGCAGCAGGTCCGCCGGTGACTGATCGGTGGCAGGCTGTTCGGTGGTCTTGGCCATGTTTTCTCCAGGCATAAAAAACCCGCACTGGGCGGGCTGGATGGGTTGTTGATTAGTGCGTGTGATGGTTGTCGCTGGATCCTGCCGCGAGGATCGAGGCGCCACCGGTGATGTTCTGCGTTACGTGTAACGGTCCGTCGATTTCCACCGCCGCGACCAACTTGATCGCGGTCGATGTGACCGTCACCGAATCCGGCGTCAACGCCGCCTCGGTGCCGCCGACCTTCACCTTCACGGCGTTATCCGTCACGGTGACCTCGGTGCTACCGACCTTGATCGTCGCCGTCCCGGTGGGTAGCGTGATGGTGTAGGTCTTGGCCTGCCAGTCGTAAATCAGCGAGCCCCCATCATCAAAGCGCCAGACCTCCACATGATCGCGGTTATCCGGCTGGGCGCCGGCATTGCCATACAGGCCCGGGATAAAGGTGCCCATGGCTGCCTGCCCGCTGGGGTTGAACAACACGCCTTGCTCGCCCAGGCTCGGCGCGCGCCAGTGTCGTGCCTTGCCGGCCGCGAGGCTGTGCCAGCGCACCCAGGCGCTGGTCCATTCGCCATTGGACACCCGGACCATCGCCGCCGCCAGATCCACGCCGACCACCACGCAAGGCATCAGCATGGCGGCGATCATGCGGTCATGTTCCGCACTGGCGTAACTCACAGATCCTCCGGATGAACCGGGCCGTCACCTGGCTCGACATTGATCACCAGCGAGCCCGGCGGTTCGTCAGGCCATGGCCATTCCTCAACGCCCAAATAAATCTGGTGGGTCCACTCGACCAGCCAGACCACGTAGCCGTCGAGCTCCGGCTTGGTCCAGTCCGGTGTGGCCTGCACGAACTCGGCGGGCTCTACCGCCAAGCCCCAGGTTTGCAGGCGCAACAATACGGCGAGTTGCGCCGCTAGGTGCGCGGCCTGCTGGCAGTGTTTCGGGCGGATCGGATCAACGATGATCCGCGCTTCGAAGCGGCAAATCAGGCTGGTCTCGCCGGTACCGATATCAACACCCGGTTCCATTTCTGCCATTTCAATGAACACCACCGGCAATGCGATGCGGTCCTTGACGTTGGGCCACGCTGTGACCGCTTTGACGCCAGACAGATTGCTCACCAGGTGCTGCTCTATCGCCTGATAAAGCTGGTCCAGACTAAAAGACTCGTCAGACATGGGCCGTCCCCTTCAGGTACTTCTGCAGCTCAAAGTTGAGCTCCTGGTGCAGGATCTCCAGCAGACGCGCATCGGCCCGTTTGACCCAGGTGTCGAAGTGCGGACGGGCTTGCTCCAGCGATACTTTGGCTTTGGCCAACGGAAAGCGATCGCCGTTTTCCGCGACCCAACCCGAACTGGCACCACCGCCTCCCGACACTGTGCTGTCGGGATAGTCGTCCGCGTTGAAGTGCTTGCTCGCGGTGCGGATCCAGATGTCGGGTTTGTTGCCATAGACCTTCTTGAGGAAGGCCCCTTGATACCGACGTCCGGCCACCGACACGCCGCTGCCGGACTGCCGTGCTCGCCCGATCCGGCTGGACTCGATCGCGTTGAGACCGAACCACAACTTGCCGCTCGTGGCTCCACCGGACACCGGGTAACTGCGCAGACGCTGACGCACCGCCGCGACGGCGATACGCTCTTGCCGGCTGACGGCTCGGGCAATGTGCGTGCGCAACCAACCCAGCGTCTTGTTGATGGCTCGACGGTGTGCTGCTGCGGCTGCTTTCGGTACCAGCTTGGAGAAGCCCTGAAACGCTTTCAGGTCCGCCGCCGAGGACTGGATAGAGAGCATCCCGCCCCCCGCCGACGGTTTGAAGTAGCTGTCGACACTCATGCGCGCATCCTCAGGATCAGGGCGACCAGACCGTCACCGCTGGGCTCCAGCTGCAGCAGGTCGTACTCGCCACCACCGTCCAACTCAGGCAGTTCGATGGTGACAAGCAAACCTTGCTCCAGTCCGTGCGAGTCGCTGACGCGAATCTCGAAACGAGGTTCGCGCAGGCCGGTGTTGAGCTTGCCGATTTTCGGCTGCAGCCAGGGCGCCGAGAACATGCCCAGCACCGGCTCCTCCCGGCCCTCGATCCGCGCGGTGTCGCCCAGGGTTTCGAACACCACCGCGTCGACCTCGGCAATCAGATCGCGAAAGCCCATGGTTAGAGCTCCAACAGGATCTGCGCCAACGGTCGTGTGCACAGGTGCAAGGGGTTGGACTGGGCTTCACCGGCCATGCCTTTGTTGAACGGCATCGGTTCGATCTTGCTGTAGTACGGCACGCCTTCGGTGTTGACCGTTTCCATGTAATCCGCCGGCGCGAACACCGAGATGTAGAGGTCCGGCACACCTTCGGGAATCAACAGCGCCTTGTCGTCATGGATGAAGGTCACGCCCGCGATCTTGCCGCGATAGCGCTCCCAGACGATGCCGCCAAACTCGAAGCTTTCACGGGCATCGCCACGCAGTGCAGCCGCCTGCTGGCTGTTGAGGAACGTTTCCTTGACCGACTTGTGGACGATCAGCTTGTTCCAGAAGTTCTTGCCACACAGCGCCCGCGACCCGCTGCTGGTGACACTGCCCAGTGCATCCTCCTGCAAGTCCAACGCTTCGCCGCATTTGACGCGCAGCTCCGTATCGGCGCTGTTGAGGCCCATGGACATTTTTTTGCGCGTCACGCCGAAGGTTTTGTAGATATCCAGCAGGACCGTCGACCCATCGGCATCCAGGATCTGGCCATTGAGCGCACCCATGCGTTGGAACTCGTGCGTGGCATCGAGCTGTCGACGCGCTTTGGCCAGACGTTTGTTGACCACATCCTGCACAGCCTGCAACTCAGAACGCGTACCGAAGGCGCGGATCCCCTGAATCTCATCAGCCTTGATCGCAAAGCGCTGCGGCAGGTGCACGGTGTTGAACGGGATCAGGTTGCGCTTGGTCCCGCTGACCACCAGGCCGGAGGTCCCACGCTCACCCGCTGGCACCAGTGCCAGGGTGTCGCCGTCCTTTTCAATCTGCACCGTCAGGGTGGTGATACCCTCTTCCTGAAACAGGCCGAGGCTGCTGATGCGGCCCGGCAGGTATTCCTGTTCGTTGATGGCGGCGGTCAGCGAAGAGACCGAAAACGCGTCATCGTTAAAGATTTCAATGTCAGCCATGAAGCTATCTCCAGAATGCAAAAAACCCGCACGCGGCGGGTTCGGTAATCAGGGGGATCGTCTTAGCGGACGATCAGAAAATGAGTGGCCAGTGCCTTTTCAGCGGCCGGATCCAGACCGGTGAGATGGGCTTCGCTGACCTCGGCCAAGCGCACCACGGCACGACCGCGACGGACCACATCGGATTCGCCCAGTGGACCGTAGAGAATGGCGATAGCGTTTTCGCTGCCGTCTTCAGCTGTCGGGTTGTACGGGGCGAACTCGCCGCTAATGCTCACCAGGCCGAGGATCTGCCCTGGCTCCAGCGCAGGCCCTGCCGCGACATTGATGGCTTCGCGGGAAATGGTGCCAGCGGTCTCGGACAGCAGGAACTCACCCGCGTGCATCGGCTCTCGTTGAATCGTCATCGTCTTGCTCCTGTAGCAGATTGGGGTTTAGCGGTGCGCGCGGCTTGGCGCGCCGACCAGATCGAGGGTTGATCGATTTGCTTGGCCTGCACCTTCGGTGCTGGGTCGTCGTCCAGCGGCAGGCTGTTGTCGATTTCGAAGCCCTTGCCGCTGCCGACGAGCTTGTCGAACAGACGCGCCCGAACCGCCGCTGCATCCAAGCCGGCCGCGACGAACTCGACACTGAACTCTGGCAAGCGTGCGGCCACACACAAATCATTCACGGCCTTGGCGCGTGTCAGCCCCGCCTGAACGATGTCCTCGCTTTCGAGGTTGGTCGAACTGAGCAACGGCGCCACCAGGTTGCTGATGCCCGCCTCCGCGCAACGCTGGGTGATCATCAGCGCCAATTTGGCGGCATCGACTACCGGCGGCGTCTGAGGCGGATCATCTGGCTCTAATTCCGGGTCCGGCTCTGGAGGCTCGTCGAGCTGGGCCAGCAGTTCAGCCGGTGCGTGCTGGTAACGCTGCAGCACACCACCTTGGCCGAGGCACGCCTTAACCTTGATTCCGTCACCGACTTCATCGGCCAGGCCCAAGGCCACGGCTTCGTTGGCCGTCAGCCAGGTTTCAGCGGCGACCAACCGCCGCAACTCGGTCTCATCAATCTCGGGCGCCTTGGCCTTGTAGGCTGCGATGATCGCTTCCATGGTCTGGTCCAGGACGTCAGCCACCTTGCGGAAGTCTTCGGCATCCCCGGCCGCATAGGTCCATGGGTTGTGAATCATCAGCATGGCGTTGGCCGCGATCACGACCTTGTGTGCGCCGCAGACTGCGACGCTGGCGGCACTGGCGGCCAGCGCGTCAATCCGACCGGTGCAACGCTCGCCCAGACGCGACAACGCGTTGTGCATGGCCAAGCCGTCAAACAGGTCGCCGCCAATGCTGTTGAACGCGGCGATTACCGGCGAGACGCCATCGTCCATGGCGCGCAGATCCTGCACGAACTGATTGGCAGTAATGCCCCAGGCACCGATCTCGCCGTAGACGAAGACTTCGATGACTCGTTCAGCGGCCTCGCCGTTGGCCTCCAAGGCGTACCAGGTTTTATCCTGCACCTGGACTTGCTGACCCGCTCGGTTGTAAATGCGCGGTCGCGCTTGCTTGTTCATGGTTGCTCCTTGTCGTCGATGGGGACGAAAGCTTCGAGAGTGGTGTAATTGAGGCCTAGAGCTGTGGCCCGGGCCAGATCGGCGGCGTTTTCCGCATCGACCGTTTCCGCGTCGTAGCCGGTGCGCAGGACCATCTCGCTACGCGAGGCAAAGCCCGCCTGCACTTCCATCCGGCGGGCCTGTACGTCCTGCACGGGCTGGATGTAGGCCCAACCTTGTGGCACCCAACGTGTGCGCAGGTATTCGCGGCGACGCTGTGCGTAGTCTTCCAGCACTAGGGCACCCGACAAGACGGCCATGTCCATCCAGGCAGCCCGAACCGGGCGGCAAAGTTGGTGGACGTAGACGCTGAATTGCAGCTGCTCCAGGCGACGCCGGAACTCGTTGAGCACCACGCGCAGCGCCCGGTCGTTGACCTCGCGCATGTCGCCCGTGAGGATCTCGTAAGGCGTGCCCGTTCCCGCAGCAGCGGCCATCAGCTGCTGTCGCATAAAGTCCGGGTAATTGTTGCCGGCGTCCGGTGGCTTGGAGAACTCGACTTCTTCACCCGGCCCCAGCTCCTGCATGGTGCCGGGCTCCAGCGCCACCATCGGTGTGAAGCCATCACGATCAAGGCTCAACGGCTGGCCGGTGACCGGATCCCGAGGCACCGGCCCGGAGTCCTGCGGCGGTCGACTGATGAAGCCGGCAAACAGGTTGGCCACCTCCTGACGGAACAGCACCGCATCGTCATAGTTGTCGAGACTGCGCAGGCGCTTCAGCACCGGCGACAATCGCGGCACACCGCGCAACTGACCCGGCTCGACCGGCTCGAAGATGTGCAGCACCTGGGCGGCCGGCACGCGCACCAGTTGGTTGTATCCGGCGTTCAATGACGACGCATCACGCGGATGCGACAAGTACATCCAATACGCCACGCGCTTGCCGCCCGGTGTGAATTCAATTCCGGCCCGGATGATGTTGCCGTCTCGGGTGGTCTCGAACTTGTCGTGCGGAACAAATTCCGGCGCCAGCGCCTGGATCTGCAACGGCACCGCCAGGCCCTCGTCCAGGTTGCGCGGTCGCAGCCGAACAAAGCACTCACCGGAGGTCTCGACCGTACGGGCGATCAGTGCCTGCTGGCCGTAGAAGTCGGTGCGCTCATCCGCGTCCGACTCGTCGACCCAGTCCTCCCACAGCTCTTGCAGCAACTTGCGCAGGGCTTCGTCGTCAGTCTTGGGCCGTGGCGTGATACCGGTGCCGATCAGGTTACTGACGCGCTTGTCGATCACGTTGTAGGCATACGGATCGTTGCGAACCGCTGCCCGTGAACGCGAGCGCAAGTTGCGCAGTGCCGGGGTATTGATGCTGTTGATCCCGTTGTCGGGAGCATCCCAGCCAGTGGATCGGCGGCCCTCTCCGGCGCCTTCGTAACTGGCCTTGATGTTCGACGGCAGCACGAATCCGTTACGGGTCAGCGTCGGAAAGTGGCGGGCCATTAGACTCCCTTGCCTCCGTGGTACAGCCGGACCACACGCGAGCGCGGCCCGGCTGAGTTGACCAGCGAAGTGCGGATCTGATCGCGCGCCTTGAGCAGTTCGTCGATGGTGCGGTATTCCACGGTACGGTCGGTGTAGCGCACGACTTTTTCACCACGTGCGATGGCCGCCTCAACTGCGTCGAGGTGCTTTTGGGTAAAGGACATATCAGCGTCTCTTCAGGTAACCGCTGGTGGAGCTGCGGCGTTGAGGTGGCGGCGCTGCCGGCCGCGATGGCACGATCGGCGCAGTAGGTTGTGGAGCCGATTGCGGTGCTGCAACGGGTGTTGCTGGTCCCGTGACACGTTCGCCTTGAACAGGCTTGATGCCCAAGGCGTCGTCGAACAGACCAGACTGCGCCAGGGACTGACGCACTCGCTCCCAGTCGTGTTCCTTGTAACGGTTGAGGCCCAGGTAATGCGCCATGGCCAGGCAGTACACCATCAGATCGAGTGCTTCGTTGCGCTCGGCCTTACCCTTGACCCACTCGATTCGCTTGTGGCCGCGTATGTAGCGCGCAACCTTGCGTTCCGCGACGCACTGGTCGAAAAAGTCGTCCGGCAGGTCATTGGCAAAGTGCAACGCACCTGGCCCGGAAGGGAACGAATAACGGTTGTAGATCCAGTCCTTGGCCGTGTCGGTACCGACGAACCACAGCTCAGCGCCGTTGCGTTCAGTCTGGCCCTTCCAGGTCACGTCGACCATCGACGGGCGCTGAGCAATCACCGGCTTACCGGGTTTGCTCGCGCCCTTGATGGCGAACACATTCCGCCAGCGGCGAACGCGGCAGAACTGGTAAACCTCATCGGTGTGATGACCACCGGAATCGACGGCTACCGCGAGAATGCCCAGGCCGACACCGCACGGGTGGCGGTATTTAGCCTTGAGTAATTCGTCTAATGCGGCCCAGGTGCGTTCGTCTGCGGGATCACCCGAGACCACCTGGTAATCGACGACCCAACGCTCCATGCCGACGCCCCAACCCATCGCCATGAACTCCAGGCGGTTGGCCTGGACGTCGACGGAGCCGGTGATCATCAGCACCGCCGCCGGCAGTGAGCCGAGGGTGAAGCCTTGCAACCGCGCCCGCTGCCTCAGCACATCGGCTTTGGTTTGCTCTTGTGCGCTGTCCCAGACCTTCGCCAGACGGGTGTTGTAAAACACCTGCATCGGTTCCAGGTCGCCTTTGGCCTGGGCCTTCTTGGCTTTTTCAAATTGCTTGGCCAGCGACTTCCAGTCCATCCAGCCCAGCGGCGAATACAGCGCGTTGAGGTGGAAGCCCACCGTCTCACCATCGCCTTCAGCGTGGGCACGCCATTCGCCCTTAGAGAGCATTTCGCCCTTGTGATACTCCTCGATTAGCACGTCGCACTCGGACCCGGCGCACTGGTAATGCACGACACTGAAGTCCTTCGAGTAATGCAGTCGCTCCCACTCAAGGATTTGCATGTGCCCGCAGCTCGGGCACGGCACGTAGTAGTAACGCTGGTCGCTGCCGTCGAACAGGTCGGAGATCCGCGAGGCGCCCTTGATCGTCGGCGAGCTGGAGAAATAAAACTTCGCATTGCGGCCGAAGGTACTGCCCCGCGTCTCCGCCAGCTCGATGGGGTCGCCCTCTTCACCGATGTCCACTTCCCAGCGATCGATCTCATCACCGTAAACGTAGCGCGCCGACAGCTCCGAGAGGTTGGCCGCCGAGCCAGCGGTGGTCACGTACAACGACCCGCCCTCGAATTCCTTGGTGTCCATGGTGTTGCGCGAATCCCGCGAACGGCTGGACGCCACACGCTCGCGCAGTACTGGCGTGGCCTTGATCGTCTTACCGATCCGCGAAGACACCCGCTTGGCCAGGCCGAGGCTCGGTAGCAGAGTCAGGATATTGGACGGCGCCATGTGGATCAGACCGCCGATCCAGTTCAAGGCGATCTGCGTTTTCATCAGCTGCGACGCGACCATGGTGATCACGCGTTTGCAGGGATGAGCCGGCGACAGGCAGCGCATCGGCTCGCGGGCATAGGGCGTGCGGGACGTGCGGTACTGGCCGGGCTCAGCGGCACCGGTGTCACGCGGGATACGCATGTACTCGTCGGCCCACTCATCGACCCAGACGTCCGGGTCAGGATGCAGCCCACGAAAATACGCCTCCCGGTACACCTCAGCACCGTCGGGGATTTCCGTGGGCATAGGCTTAACTCGTGGTCAGGGCGTGTTCAAGATCCGCCGAGGACAAGCGTTCTGCATCCTCAAGCGAGCGACGGATAGCGGCCGTCAGGTGCTTTTCGATTTGCCAGGGGTCGGTCATGACTGCGAGCTCCGGTGCTAACTGCGGAGGCATGCCCAGCAGTTGATCCCGCAGCAGGCGGCCCGCGTTATAGGCGCCGATTTCCACCGCGATGCGCTCGACGAGGGTGCCTTGCTGCTTGTGAAAGTTGTCGCGCTCTTGCAGCGCCAAGTAGTGCTCTCGAAGCGCGCGAGATTTCTGGAAGTCCGCCACCTCAGCGATTTGCGGCACCGCAGGTTCTTCGGCGGCTATTTGGGCCTCGCGCTCCAACCGAATCCGCTCATGCCGCTCGGCAACACCTGCTTTGCTTGGGTCCGCCGTCTTGGCAAGCAGCGCCTCAGTCGCCTCCAACTCAATCTTTTTGCCATCCTCAGTCAGGACCAACCGGTCCTGATTGGCCAACTTGGAAACATACGATTTAGCCCAGCCACGCCGTGCCGCAAACTCCGTTTTGCTGATTACAGTCATGATGGAATGTCCTGTTCACCTAATGAATACGGGGGGTTCACCTGTTCACCCCAGTTCACTAAGCTGGTGAACTGTCCGCTAACACTTTCCCGCGGGTTTCCGACCCCGTACCCCTCGGATAACCCCAGGGTCCCCGGCGATTTTTGGCGCCCCGAAACGGTGCCCCCCTACTCGCCACCAGCGGGCGGCATCTCGCTGACGCCCAGTCGCTTGGCGGCCCAGCGTTCGTAGAGGCCGATGGCGACATCGGCGCCAGCCATCGCGGTCAGGCAACCCAAGGCGCCCGCCGTCCAGATCGACATGCCCGCCGCGATCATCAACATCATCGCCGACACGCCGCAGACGATGCAGGCACCCGACCGCAGTGCCAGCCGGCGCAACAATGCCCAGCCCCGCGCCCCGTCCTTATCGGCTCGCCACATCTCCCCCGACACGCCGCCGACCAGGGCCAGGACGATCACTAACCAGATCGGCATCTCTGCCAGCGCTTGTTGCTCGTTTGTCATCGCCTACCCCATAAACGCAAAAACCCGGCGCAATGGCCGGGTTTGGTGGTGTGGTGCCTGCCGCTCTCTGCGGTCGCACCTATCGAAGATGACTACTTTTTACAGGTGGATTCTCATGGCAGCAACCCCACTTTAATGCCACCCGGTGAATATGTGGGTAACGCAGGGTGAACGCCTAGGCAATGTCGGTGAATACACCACCTCGGCTATCTGTTGCTTTCGCGTTGTCCCATCTGTCCCACCTTTCAGAATCGAAGTGGGACGCCTGAGAGCGCCTAAATTCGGGGCTTTGCCCCACTGTCCTACTTTTCTGTCTTCTTTCTCGTGTAAAGGAAGAAATTGAATAACACGCGTGCGCGCCACGGGCGCGTGCTGGTGTCCGCAGCGCTCACATGGGCGGGGCGCTCCAGCAGGCGGGACAGTGGGACAGCCCAACAACGACGCGGCCCGCGCTTGTCCCACTACGTTAAAACGCAGTGGGACAAGGCGGGCCAGTGGGACAACAATTGCCGGAGTCGTGCCTGGGGTCACGCGGCCTTCCCCATCAACATGCCTTCGATGTGTACGTGGGCATCGTGCAAACGACGGTAATACGTCGGCGCACTGCACCCGCAATGCAGCATCTTCTGCGACAAAAAACTTTCATGGTTGCAGTAGTGCTCCATCACCACCAATGCCAGTTCGGGTGCCAGGTGCTTGTTCACAATCAGCTCGATATCCGCCGACTCATCCAGTAGCACCCGACTGCCGCGAGTCCCGCGAATCAGCTCTCCTTTGCACTCCATAAGCATCGCAATCATGTTGCCGCCGCCTAACTCCGAACCGCCCTCGTGTGGGCTGTGCAAATCCTCAGCCCACAGCTTGAGCATCTCGTCGATTCTCTTAATCAAAGCAAGGCTCCTTGAACGCTTCCCGCTGCAATGCCGAGGCACCGCCCCAACCTGCCGGTTTCTTGTAGGCCCACGGACGCTGCCCACTCTTCACCAACGCCGGCATGCGGGTACGCCGCCAGCCCAGCCGATGCATGATCGCCCCCACCCGCATCTGCTCGGGTTTACCCCAATGCCCGGCGTCAAGCTTCAGCGGGCCAGACAGCACCTCGCTGCCGGTGGTGGTTTCGCCTATCTGCGACTCCTCCAACCAGGCCAGGATTGGCCCTTCCCACTCGTCCACCACAAAACGCTCGTCCTGTGCTTCGGCGAACATCGGGGCTTCGTCAGGCGTCACCCACCAGATATCACCCGCCTCATAACAGAACATCGCCTCAGCCCAGAGCTGGTCGCGGATCTCGCGCAGTTTCTCCAGATCGACCTTGGTACAGGCGACCGGCCAATAACGCCGGTTACCGGTGGCGTCCTTGAGGTACTCGTCCTGGTTGGTCGTACCCACGAACACACACTGGCGTGGCACATCGTTTGTTCTGCGGCCGTAGCTTTCGCGGTAGGTATCAGTAGACGCAGAGAAGAACTGTTTGGCCTTGGTACTCTCGGCCTTGTTGAAGCTGTCCAGCTCCCCCAATTCGACAATCCATTTGCCACGGATCGCCTGAAACCCGTCCTTGTCGCCCAGGGCGAAAGGCGTGTCCATGAACCACTCGCCGCCGAGGATGCTCATCGCCGTCGACTTACCAGCACCCTGCGCGCCCTCGAGGATCATCACCGAGTCAGCCTTGCAGCCAGGTTTCATCACCCGTCCCACCGCCGACAGCATCCAGCGCTTGCCGACCTTGGCCGAGTAGTCACTGGCCTGCACGCCCATCACATCAGTGAGCCAGCTTTCCAGCCGAGGCACCCGGTCCCATTCAAGCTTGTTCAGGTACTCACGCACCGGATGAAACGCATGGTCATGGGCGACGACACTCACCGCCTCGATCACCTGGGTCGATTTCACCCGCAGGTTGTATTGCTGCGCGAGCCACTTCATCACGCGGACGTCATCAATGTCCGCCCAGTCCCCGGTGCCGCCGCCATAAGGCGCAGACCGTAGCTTGACGATCTTGGAACTGAAGGCGCTGTAGCTGATGACCCCGGCCCAACGTTCGTCGTTGCCGAGGATCAGTTCGACGTTCTGCATATGCGCGATCAGCGCGCCGTTTTCAGTACGAGCCAATTGATCCTTCCAACCACCCGCTGCCGGTGGCTTGACTACCGCTAGGACCTGACGCCGGACCGCTTCCAGCCCCTCGGCGACATGCAGGTCATTGAAGTCGGTCCACTTGTCTTCCCG